AGCGTCCGCAGGATCACCCTCTGTGGCGGCGGCCTGCTCGGTCGCGGTCGATTCGGTCGCGGTCGATTCGGCTGCGTCATCTGCCGCTTTGTCGCCTTCGCCCTTCTCGACAAACCCTTCGAGNTTCAAACCTTCCAGCTTGAATGCCATCGTCGGCAGGTTGTTGGCGAGGTCGAGGATCGCCGTCTTGTACTTGTCGATGTTCGACTCGATGCGGTCTTTCGCATCGTCCGGGTCCTCGGCAGTACGCAGCACCTGAATCACCGTATCCATCAATGCGTCAGTGGCTATTGACATGCCGGGAAGAAAACCGAGTGCCATGTTCTCGTCGAAATCGTCGCTTGAGATGTACGGATCGAATGCCTTCGTGACCTGCTCGGGCACGTTAATGAATAACCCGCCAATCTCGCCAAGTTTGATTGCCGTAACACCGTCCTCGGTGAAGTGTTCCTGCTTCAGGATCACGACGTCGTCGTCTTCCGACCGGTCGTCGATCTTGAGACCGAGTTCCTTGATCTGCGGTGCGAAGTGTTCCTCGTGTTGTTTCTGCAGGACGACCCCCACTAGGGTGCAGCCTTTCGGCGCAGCGCCGTCACGCTTGAACATTGTCTTGAGATGAATCATTAGACCTGCCTCCATTTCGGGGTCGTCGGATTTTGTGAGTCTGAACGGAATACGTGACGCGGGCCTTGCCACAAGAGAGATGTAGTTCACGTCAGCGTCGACCATCGCGTTCGCTTTTGCTTTGATCTTTCGTGTCATGCTGCTCGCTCCGATACGATTTGCATCAGTTCGGCAATGCTGTACCGATGCGTATGCCCATTAGTCTCTTCCGTCACTGTGCCTCTGAGAATCGAGTGCCGATGTCCGTCGACTAGCGACGTCTTGCCTCCGACAAAATTCCCCTCACCGTCGAACCGGACCTCGAACTTGTGTACGTGTCCATCGACGTCACTCGTGTCCCCTTTTAGCACCTCCGGTATCTCTAGCTCGACAATTCTTTCATCGAGGTGTACCAGTGCTTCTATCGAGAACCCGTTGATCTCGCCGTCCTTGATTTTCAGCCACATGTCGTCGTCGGGGACGTGCATCCCGATGACCCATGATTCAGAGATGAAAATCGGATCGTCTACTCGCGCTATGAACGACTCGACAATCATCGACCCGTTCAACTCGTTGTCGTGGTTCGTGTCGATAGCTTCAAGGATGCCCTTCGACATGAACCTGTGCGCCATCTTGCGCACCTCAACCGGTGTCATAAATTCGCCATGCACATCAGGCACGTTCGGTGCGTACACCTCGCCGTAGACGATTTGAAGTTCGTCGTCAGTTTTGCGAATCCGGCATTCAGTTGTCGTCATGAGAGGGGAGCGTAGAACCTCCATTTCTTACTGGCAAACAATTGGACGGCACAAAAAAAAGCACCCATGAGGGTGCTTAAGGGGACTGGGGTCCAATCAATTGGAGACTTATCGCTTGAAGAGATTCTTCAGTCGCTCGAACAGGTCCGACTTTTTGCGGTTCTCCCACTGTGAATTGCAGAAAGCGAACCGCTGATCCTGACTCGGAAAGTCTGACCGGGCCTCGGGGTTCGCCATGCAGCGCGACAGGAAGTCCTTCTTCGATTCACCGTCTCGTGGGCTAGGCATTGAGCACCGCCGATGCCGTTCGTAATTCGGCGACGCGTTTCATGTTGAGCGTTTCTTCGATAAGGGGGTCTTCAGGCAGACCCGCTTCGAGCGATGCGATGTACACTTCCTCGGGAGTCATCGCTTCAGCCTGATCGGCCTCGGCATCCGTGAAGTCACTGTAATGCTCTGCCGGGATCAGTTCGCCGTTCGCGTAGGTCAGCAGTTCCTCGGATACGGACGAGCGCACGCCCTGTGCCGGTTGCGTGTCGATCTTTTTCTGTTTTTTCATGGTGTTCCGATCCCTGCCGGTAGATTGTTACCACCGACGAACCGGGGGAGTGCTCCGGGTTCGACTTGATTATCCCATAGACCCCATCGAGTGAACAGGTGCTTCAGTGCGTCGAATGCGTCCTCGTTGTCGAGGTTCTGCAGGATGATGTCAATCGGCACATACCGCAGTTCCTCGCCCTTCTCGATAGCACGNAACACTGACCTGAATGCTGCTTCCTGTCGNGGCAGGTGCATGTAGTATCCCTCGACCGTGTAGCCTGCTTCGGTATACGCACCGACTGTGCGTGTTGCTTTATCAATCCCGCCCATCGTGGTATCGAGCACGACGTTGATGCGCCGCTGTCGTGCGATCTTCTCGATTCGTTTCAATAGATAGGACCCCTCGACGTGCACCTGTCCTGCGTTCCATCCTTCGTATTCGGGCAGCAATCCCTTGATCTCGTCCGAGTTGAGCACGACTTTGTTGCTAAGATCGACCGGTGCCCCCTTGCCTTTCTTGTCGGTGCCCTTTGTCAGGAAGGTCTTGCCGGAACCGCCGCGCCCGCCGAGGATCGTCATTACCGGGGCCTCGCCTTCGAGTGCGGTCGCCCTCGCGATCACGTCCTCATTCAATACATCGTCGATGATCTTATTGTGCAGTTTCACCCGCTCAGGTAGCCAATTGCCCTCGCTGTCTTGCCACGTCTTGTGCGTCGAGGTGCGTTTCTTCAGCCGCGTTTCGTAGTCGCGAATCACACCGGCAACACTCGGATCGTGCCGTGCGAGCACATCGTCCGGGGTGACCCCCGGCACGAAGAACCGGTCACGGTATTCGGCTGCGCTGCCGGTGAACGGCAACTCGTGCGGGTCGAGTACCCCGATCTCGTCCGGAGATACATTCGGCAACGGGGCCTCGCGAACGTCGCCGAGTTCCGGTTGCGTCGGCAACTTTTCCTCCAGCGACCCGGCAGGTACGAGCACCCCCCGGCACAAGGGGTGATACGGGGGAGTGTCCCACCCGTTCTGCTGTAGGCGCGAGTTCGACATCTGTGCCAGCAACTTGACTGACTTGCGGTCTTGCTTCGGCCACGGTGCGATGCTCTTCAACTCATTCATGTCGGTGACCGACATCTGTGTCTCTAGCTTCGTCTGTGCCGGTCTGACCGCGAACTTCCTGCCGTGCATGGTGCGACACACCGGGCAGGTACGCGAGTCGAGTTGTTCGCTGACCTGATAGAACTTGATGCCTCTGAAGTTCGCCTCTTGCGTGAATCCCCACGCACTCAGACGCGACGTGTGCAATGACGAGCCGATGTCGATGAACGCCTTCCCGTTGCCCCGAACACTTGACGTGAAGCGTTTGACAAACCCTGATGTGCTGTTCTTGCGTACCTGCTCGTCTGCTTTGATCGCCTCTTCCTGCTGCGCAGCCCGTTCCTCGGTGATCAGTTTCTGCGCTTCCCGGCAGACGTCCTCGGTCGCCGTCCCGCCTAGCATGTCGACCATCGCCTCGGATGCCCGTGTGACTTCCTCGGGTTGCTTTGCGCCTTCGTCAACGAAGACCGTGCTGCGGGGATTACCTCGGGTCAGTCGGGACGCACCGAAGATCGTCGCCTGCATGCCGATGAACTCGGTGAACCGCTGATTGTGAGTCGCTGCGGGTGCCATGCTGAGACCATCGCAGTTGTCGATTGCAGTTTCGAAGTCGCCCCGGTTGACCGCTGCGAGAATTGTCCGCATCGCGTCATTTGAGTCGCGCTCCCACTGTTTCAGGATGCGATTCGAGAGAGACTTCTCAAGAACTAGGAATGATTCAACTGCCGTAGTCATCGGTGTGCTCGTGCGCGTGTATCAACGCTGCCGCACCGACAAGTTCGACCCCGCCTTCGAAATCGTAATCGAGCGCCCCCATCAGGCGCATCGCTGCGTACGCATCGAACTGCGCCCGCGTCTGCGGGTCCATGCGTCGCACAACTTCCTCGATCATCTTCGTCGAGTCGGGGGTTGTAGTCGACGGGTCGAGAACCGATGCACACCACGCGTTGACGAGTCCCATCATGTCGAAGGTGTCCATCTTCGCGGTTTGCTCGGCCTTCGATGCGGGTGATGCAGCAGGTGCCCCCGGTGCTGGTGGTTTGCCGGGGGTTGTACCGGGTTCTGCCACCGATACCGGTACCCCCGGTTGACCATTACCAGTACCGGGGACTACGACCGGGTTGTCAGGTTCGTCGTCTGCATCGTCGTCTGCATCCTCGTCTACTTTCAACGATAATCCGGTGACCTCGTTGACGGCCATCACACGTTGCTCGGCAGTCAGATCAGTCGCCACGATGCCGATTGCTTCAAGTTGTACCGCGACATCATTGACCGTTAACGGCATCGATCTGTACGCATATTCGCCGCTCTCGTCGAGTTCGCGCATGATCGTGTTATTGATGACTTCGTCGAACTCGGCCCGCTCGGGTTGAAACACCTGCGCTTCGGCCACCGTGTAACTCGCGAACGCTGTCGCGAACGAGTAGTCCTGCGCCTTGCCGACAAAGATCGGCGGCAACCGGAACGCTGCCCGCACCCGCTCTTCGCACCTCATGTCGTAGTTCTCGAACATCGAATCCTGCATGCGCTCGGACCCGAACCGCTCGACGGTGACCTTGACATTACCGGTCGAGTCAATCGACCCGCCCGTGCTGTGCACCTCGATGACGCCGCCCCGATGCAAGCTCGAACCTCGGCCTGACATGTACTGCTGCACTTGCTTGCGCACTTCGGCAGTCAGTTCGCCGCCTTGAATGAAGATTAGCGCCGGGGGTAACCCGCCCGAATTGAAAAAGTCGAGATTCAGTTCCTCGGCCTTTCTGCTGCCGAGTACCGACGGTATGTTGTTGATCCACCGGGGAATGCCGTAACTCGTGAAGGTGTCCTCGTGAATCGTGAAGTACAGCACCTCGGTCGCCCGGTCCTTGACGTCGACNATCTCGCCTTCACCCGCCCATTTGCCGGTGTTGCGGTCGAGTTCCCGGCTCGCACCNTATTCCTTGAAGTACACGATTTTCTTGCCCTGCACCTGCGCAAACCTGCGCTCACGCTTCCACATAAGCACGTCCATGTCGGACCCATCACGCCGCACGGTCTCTTCGACCGCGACTGCTTCATCGAGTTTGACGAGTCGCATCATGTCCGAGTCGACCCGCTTCAAAAACATCAGCGTACCGTCGATTGCTCGCAGCACCTCGATGAATCCGTAACCGGTCTTCTCAAGGTCGCGCCGGATATTGCGCCGCAGGGTTGTCATCGAGGTACGCGGGAACGGTTCATTGAACCACGCTGTCAGTCGCTCGATCTCTTCGTCTTCCTCGGGGTCTTCGTCTTCTGCGATGTCTTTTTTCTCGATTACCCACCCGGTGCCGTCGATGTTGACTTCCATCGCGGTGACCAATTGCCCGAGTGAGTTGTTGCGCTGCGTGAGCATCGACAGTTGTTCGGGTTGATACGGGGGACGCAGGACCATCGCCTGAGCGTCTTGTTTGCGGGGGTCGAAGTAGTAAGGCTCGAACGAGTCGTCCTTCGCGATATCGGTGCCCTGCAGAACTTCCTTATCGGCCTTGCTGACCTTGCCGCCTTTGATCAGGGTGAAGTGCGAGACCTTGTCGGCCTGAACCCCGAGTGCGTTGCCCACGGTCAGTGCTTTGTCAGCTTTATCTTCGCCGCCACCCTTCACGATTTTCACAGTCATGGGTCACCTGTCCAATCAATTGGACGAGACTATACAACCCCCGGTTCTCGTTTTTAACCGGTTTCTGTGTCAATTCGATCTGTTTTCAGGGTTTTTTCAGCAAAGTTTCGACTGCGCCCTGCAGATGCTGCACCTGATGATGCAGTGTTTTGATGTGATCCTTCAACGACTGTATGTACTCGTTCGACGACTCGATGCCCATCGGCCTGAACCCGAGATTCCACAGTTCCTGCATCACGTCCCGTGCTTCGTCGTAGTCGAGTGCCAGCGTCGCCGCCTCGTCGGGGGGTATGAACATGCCCTGCTCGTGTTCTTGTTCCTCGGCCTCTTTGAATTGCCGGGTCCGGGTCTTGCCGCTGATGGTCTCGCCGACATTGAACAAGTGCACCCGCTGATGCGTAATGCTTTTCTCAGCGAACCATCTCCACTTCGTGTTGTCGTTGAATTTCATCAGAAAAATATAAAGTAGATCAGAATCGCCCACAACGCTATGCAGATAGGAGCACTGAATATGCATCCCTGCCAGAATCGCAAATCAGGATTAANCNGACGAGAGGGTTCGTCATCCATGCGTTGAGTTCGTAGCTTGATTATTACATTGCCGCTTCGAGGTACGCGGCGGGAAGTCGGTCAGTGTCTTTGTCGTAGGTTCCCCATGCAGATAACTCAATCGCTCGGTACTTTCTAACTCTATTCCCGAGGTCAAGCATCTGTCGAGGTGATTTAGGCGGAGACTGGAAAACAGTCGTCGCGGTTTCCGCGAAGACTCGATTCTCGGACAAGATGACATGCTCGCTCACGAGCATCACCACTGCCATACATCCCATCCTCTCACACGACAAATTTATGAACATCGGCAAGGTTACATTCTCCGAGTTCTATGTCAACAGGAAAATCGAGTTGTGGGGTCCAGTCAAATTTGTCTAAGGGCAGGTTTTCCATCACTTGCTTGATCCGAATTGCCTGTTCCTCGACTTCGTCTTCCCTGACGTAAAACGACACCGCGTCATGTGTGAATCCGAACTGCCACAAGTCCGGGTAGGCTTTGTCGAGTTCTGCCATTGCCAGCAATCCCATGTCCGTGAGAGTCGCTTGTACGCCTGCGTTGATCGCCTGACGTTCCTGCCGTGACCGCACCTCGTTCGAGAATGAGTTGATCAACGGCACCCGTCGGATTCGTCCAAGGGGGGATTCGATGTACTTGTGCTTGTGCGCGAATTGCTTCGTCTCTTCGTGCCAGTCGAGCAGTCTACTGTAGAGACCGAAGAACGTCGCGATGAAGGTCCCGGCCTCGCGCAGGGTCAGCACCACGCCGTAGCTTTTGAGTGCGTAGTCGACGAACCCTTCCGCACCCATGCCGTAAATCAATCCGAAGTTGCCCGCCTTGCCACCCTGCCTGATCTTGCCGATCAGCGGATCGCCTGCCGCCATCATTTCCATCGCAAGCGCGAGTTCGATACCGTTCAACTGCGCCCCGGTTTTCAGGTGCATGTCGATGCCCTGCTTGTAGGTCTCGATCATCGTCGGTTCGTTTGCGATGCACGCCGTGATGCGCAACTCACCCTGTGAGAAGTCGACGTTCAGGATCACATAACCGGGAGGTGGCACATACACTCGCCGCAAGGGTTTCGCCCATATCGTGTGCTTCGGGATTGTCTGATATGCGGGTTCCTTGCAAGACGTTCGTCCGGTGCGCCCGCCCGAGTCAACGTCCTTCTGATCGTCGCCGTGNAACTTGCCCCTGAACAACATATAGCTCGGGTGGAATCGACCATCGCTGCGCACGTGCGNCATAAACCCGTCGATGTACGTCGACTTGATCTTCGAGCCTCGGGTATAGCTGATCATCGCCTTGATGAACGGACCCGCATCAGGGTGATCCTCGAACATCTGCAGGTGCTCCGCTGACATGCTCGGCATCTTCGTCTTGTCGGTCACCATGTGCGGATTGATGTTCAGACCCCGATATGAGAACAGGAAGTCGAACGCGATCTTCGGTCGGGTCGGTCGCAGGTCGTGCATGTACCGGTGCTTCAGGTACGTTGGCAGGCAGTCGATCATCGTCACAAGGTCGTCGTTCATCTGCTGCGAGACTTCCTCGTCGAGCCGGATGTACTCGTCTGGGTCGATGACCATGCCGCGCTGTTCCATCTTGCGCACCGCGTGCTGCGCCGGGTGCAGCAGTTCGGTGTAGAACCTGCGCAACCGTTTCTGCGGCATCAGGTTCTTGCGCAGGTGCAGCGCCACCCGTAGACCTGCGTCCGCATCTCCGCCCGCGTACTGTACAAGTTCAGGCTCGGGCACAAGGTCCATGCGCGATTTGTCGTACTTATTGTTAAACGAGTTGTGACTGCACAGTCCCTCGGCGATGAACGTATACGTACTTGTTTGCAAGCTCACCACCTCACGCTCGCCGATGGGTACGACTGAGAGCACGGTCGCCTTGTGCTCCTTCGGCTCGGTGAGTAGGTACGAGTCCTCCCATTTAGCATTGGCGATCAGGCGCAAGGGCCTCGTCTTCATGAGCAATTGCAGCGTCGGCCATGAGGTATACTTCGCCGTGAGAACACCATCAGGATTTTTCTGCGATGCGCGATAACCAGACACTCCTAGAGATTCAGCAATCGCTAGAGCATGATCCCAAACGGGACCCGGCTTCTGCGAATGTCCCGAACATAAGCCGTTCTGCTTCTTATCTGAGAAACTTACATACCCTTCGCCATCGAAATACCCAGACAGCCAGCCCGCCTCGTAAGAAGTGACCGGCTTTTCGTAGGGTGCCCCCACCTTCACCCGGCAACCGGGCCTAAACTCGTGCGCCCGCACCCACGTGAACGGTCCATTATTTTTGTAGCGATGCGCTAAGAATCCATGGTCGTCGCTGCACTTGATCACCTGCCCCGTGCTCAGCGTCACCTCAACGCAAGGCTTCACCAGTCGCTTGGTGGACTCTGCTTTCGCCCTGCGGAATCGTCTGCGGTGCTTGTGCTTGGGGGCTTCCTCGTCGAACGCCAGTAGCTCGTCGCCCGGCACCACGTCGCCGATGGCACGGTAGGACAAGTCCGCCATCAGGACCTCGGTGTCCGGCGTCACGCAATCGTCGTACCCGCCCATCTGTGTGTAGACTTTCGCGTGCGTGTTCAGTGAGTTACTGCGGTTCTCGTCAAGCAGTGAACCGACGAGGGTCGTGTCGAGCACGAACGAATTGAAGGTCTCAATACCCCACTTCTCGCAGAGCCACAACATGTCGTACTTGAAGTTCGCGCCGTACACGCGGGTCTCGTCCGCGTTGCACAACCACTGCAACGACTTAATGTCGGCCTTGCATGCCTTTGTGAGTTTGCCGGTCGGGTAGTAGCGAATGAATGCATGACCGGCTTGAATGCTGACCGATACCGCGACGATATACGCGTCCGGGTTCAGGTAGTCAGTGCCGACGGTCTCGGTGTCGATCTCAACCGGCACCCGCTTGCCGGTCGTCTCATAAAGTTTCTTGATCTCTTTGATCAGCGGTCCGAACGAGTTGACCTTCGTGTATTCGGGCAGGTCAGGAAGTAGCGAACCGGTCTCGTGCAATCGCTTCGCGAGTCGTATGTCATAGTCGATGTCGGTGCGCCGTTCCCACTCTAGCTCGGTCATCGCTGCGTCGTACGTGACAAGCCACCGGTCACCCATGCCTGAGCCAAGTATGTGCCCGCGCTGCGAGGCAACTGCCCGACCCTTGTGCCCGAGGCTCGCTTTCTGCATCTCTTTGAGTCGCGCTGCGCCGAACGTGAGCACGACATCGTCGTTGTTAACCTCGACCGGCATGGCATCCCGTGCGATAAACTTGATCCCGGTCTTATGCAGTCGGGGTCTGACGAACTCGCGAAACACTTTCGTCTGCGTGTTACACCACGCTATCAACATTCTGCAATACCCACGAGCCGCCCCTCTGCATTCCCCATACTTGCACAATCCCATCCTTCACCCGTCCGTAGACGGTGTTCAGATCCATCGCCCGTTTGAATAAATTCTCGATTGAGTAGTTGACCTCCGTGCCATCGAGAGCGAGCATCACTGCTCCGTGCGTTTTACAATCATACCCGATTAGCAGGTATAAGTCGTGACGAACGTGCAACACAATTGCCGCCTGCTCGACTGCCTTGCGATACATACTCGTGACAATCCGCTGCGGGCACACGAGTCGCATGCTGTCGTTCATCGGCACGCGCACCTTCGCTTCACCGTGCAGTCCGTTTTTGGCCGTATAGTTAACGGGCATCCCGGTAACGTCCGCGAAGTATTCCATCGCCTGCTTCGGCATTCGGTCTGTCATTTGACTGCTTCCCATGAAATGCCGCCCTTGTCATTCTCGAACCCGCGCACACTGCCGAGACTGACGCCCGAGTAGTCGAGATCAAACTCGACCACCCGGAACAGGGTCTTCGACTTGTCATCCGCGATGCGTGTGCCATCGATAGTGTTCGTGACGGTCCACCGCACCTCGGTCTCGTCAACGCCGGGGAACAGAATCCCCGTGTCGATCTGTTCGCCTTTCTTCAGTTTCTTCAGTAGTGCGATGTCCATCAGATGCCCTTCCCTGCGATCACATCGAGATCAGGCATCGGGGTCACAAACGGCTGCTCGGTCCCGAGTAGCACCGCGCCTAGCGCCCGTGCTGCCATCAAGTCGTCGACCCCGTGGAAGTGCACCGAAGTGTATCCCTTCGAGATATAAGATTCGTTGAATCCTGCCGCGATCAGGTGATTCTTGTACGCCTCGACTTTGCCCTCGACCCGGACTGACAATGACTGCTCATTGCGCCGTGCCGCGAACTTCAGTCCGGTCTTCGTCATGCCGACTACGTGATACACACTCTCATTGCTCGTCGAGCCGACCGGTTGATACATCGACTCGGCATCTTTGAGTGCGACTTTCGGCATGTTCAGACCTTCGCTTGCCGTCGTCGTTGTGTACTGTGTGGTGACCTTGTCAGCATAATTCGGACCGAACACACTGTGCGAGAGAATCGCCTCGTCCTGTTCTTGCATGTCGTCCGCGCTCGGGGTGTTCTTCTCGATGTCGATGTCTTTGAACGCTGTCGATTCCACCTCTATTTTTGCCGCGATGTCGTCGTCTTTCTCGTCGACCATCTTCGACATCAGTGACTCTTCGAATTTTTTCTTGAATTGTTTGCCAGAATCGGTACTGCAAATGAGAGGTTCTTCGTTGATCAGGTCCGCAACGTCGTCTTCGTCGACGATGTCGTCGACCGTGACTTCGTGCTTCCAGTTGCTGCTCTTCAATGCATGCTTGAATGCCGCCTTGATTGCGACCTTGACCGGTGCCTTTGCAATGTTGGGCAGGTTGCCCGCTTGCGCCATTGCCACCGCACCTTGATTCAATCCGATGTTGCCGATGATGTTCTCGTCATTCGGACCGAGTACACTGAATGCCTTCGCCAGAACTTCGACCTTGACCCCGATCTCGTCGAGGTTGTCATAGACCACGTCGTACGTGTCGAAGAGTGCTGCGAACTTGCTCGGTTTGAATACGCTTTTCAATGCCATCTCTCTGTGCCTCCGTGACTGGTTATCTTATATTATACAGATTGCTGACCGTTCGTCAACTACGCTCGGGTTTTATTTCATCACCCCACAGGCAGAACCTCGCCTTGATCGGTGCAATCTCGTTGCGCATCGGGGTGACGTTGTCATTGCTGTCTTTCTGCTGGAACCCGGACTTCGCGCCCTTCGCCTCGGCAACCCCGAAGTGCTCCATCAAGAACTTGACCTGCTTCATCGACTCGACTGCTTTCTTGCAGTAGTGCTCGCGGACATAGCCGATTGCGTCCTTCTCTGACGTCATTACAGCGACGAGAGCGGACAGTAATATGCCGGTCCTGCCATGCCCCCCGACGCAACCGATGTGCACCTTGTCGCCCTTCTCGATGCGTTCTGCGAGCCACCGGATCAGTGCCTTGAACTCGCTCGGCTTGTCGGGCGCGTGCATGTCTTGAATCTTGTAGTGAATCGCATGCCCCGCAACCCACGGCAACCGCTCGGCATGCTCGGCCATCGAATAATCGAGACCGACATAGATGTCGCAGTCGTCGTACACCGGACTCGAACACGAGCCGCCGTATACGACATGCTTACCGATAGGCAGCGCCGGGTGTGTATGGAAGCACCGCTGCCCAGTCTTCCACGAGGAACCCGCAGGCTTGTCGGTCTTGCCGGTCTTCCACCCTTTGTCGGTGTCGTAGGCGTCGAGCCAAGTTGGGTCGTCTTTCTTATCCACGTGCCATGACTCCCTTTTTCAATTTCACCCCCGGCATAATCTCGATGTACATACCTTCCTCTGCTGCTTTCTTCGCCGCTTGCGCTTCCTTCACCGCTTTGACCTGCACGACGATTTCCTGCTGCTCAGCCTGATAGGTGGGCAGGTGCCCGTACTGTTGCTCGGTGTGTGCCTTCTCGCTGCTGTAAGACTGCAGTGCACCGAGTTTCTCGACGAGTGCCCAGTTAACCCACGGGTTGACCGTGAATCCGGGAATCACTTGCTCGCACAGTTCGAGCAGTTTCTGATGCCCCTTTTCGACCTCGCTGACTGCCTTGCCTTTCACGAGTTGCGGTATCTGCCCGCCACGCTGCACGTCGAGAATCTTCACGAGGTACGATCCATTGTGCTTGTAGTGCATACCCTTGTTGAAGATCGGGGCAGTGTTGTGCGCGAGCGTGTAGCCGACGTCGAGCATCATCTCGATGGACGTCTCGCCGTANACGCAGTCGCGTATGCACTTCGCAATCGTTCCCCATCTCTTACCGCCAAACGAGCCGCCCCACGGAATGTCGTTGTAGACCGCGACCACCCAGTCAAGATATTCGCCGACCGGAACTTCGAGGTCGGTGGTATAGAGTGCATCCTGTGCCTGCGACCGAACCCGATTCGTGAACAGCGATAATGCCGGTCCGTTAATGTGATCGCCTTTGATCTGATTGTCCTTGCCACTCGACAAATGCCGCATCTCGCGGGTCACGATTGCCATCAGGTAGTTGAACATTCGGTAGCCGAGATTGTTCAGTGCGTGATGATACTGCTCGACCACCGGCAACATGTCGCCGAGAGGTTCGTCAGTGTTACGCTGCAGACCGATCTCGTGCATCGCATGATTGAGCAGGTAGAAGGTGATCGCCTCGCGTTCCGGCCTGACTGCTGCGCCAACCTTCGAGANTGATTCCCTGACCGCCTTGCCGACCGTTTTCAACGGCACATGCGCGACCGACCGCAGCATCGTGCCGGGTCGTTCTTTCGCATGGTAAGCAAGGGTGTCNTATTCGTAGACGCTCATACCTCGACCCACCCTTCAGGATTCAGCTTGCCACCCGTGTTGACATACTCGTCGATGATCATCATCGTTTCGCCGATGTTGTCAATGTGCTCGGCTTTCTTCGAGCGCCATGTACGACCGCGACGGTTCGTGACCGTGATGTACCCAAGTTCACCGTCGAACTCTTCCGGGGTAGTGCAAGATACTTTGAATTTCATGACTGCCTCCGTGACTTGAGATTCTATAGTGCCTGAGTGTTAGCCGTTTGTCAACTCCTAACTAACGCAAGGATCGTGTCATTTTCACGAGCCACCGGACGTCGAATTCTCGCACGAATACTTCCTGCTCTGTGGTCTCTATTGCCGCTACGCGGTAGTTCTTCCGCACCCAGTCCACAGGGTCACCCCCTCGTGAAAACGGCAGACGCAGCCCGAGAATGCGTCTCGGGGCAGTACTCAGCCCGACTTTCGCCAGTATGCCAAGCATCGTGCCCGTGCGGCCTAATCCCCCCATGCAGCCGAAGTACGGGGTCAACCCGACACGACTCGCGGCAATCGCGAGCCACACTGCAGACTCGGCCTCGACGGGGTCCGGGGTTTTGAAATCGGGAATGTCGACCGCGACCGAGTACGGCATGTCGATCTCGCGTGCGCACTTGATGCCGAAGTAAATTGAATCGTCGTGCGGAAAGTCCATATATGGACCCGCCGAGATGGTCGCATCACCCCACGGCATCGGGACTGAGAACACTTTCATACCCTGTCCAATTGATTGGACGACCGAATTGACCCTATCTTCATAATAGTGAAATCCTGTCTCGTCTGTCCCATTGATCATGTTTCTGGAATTGTTCAAGGTGTTACCTCCGTGGTTGCAGTCTTCTATTGTGCTTGTCTGCTTTGCGTTTGTCAATCCGACAATCAGGGCAAGGCCACCTTCGTTCGGTGCCGTCCGGGTCGTATGCGACGAACACCTTCATGTCGTTGCATGTCGCACAGTTCGGCTCGAACACGGACAAGTCCTCGATGCGTCTGCCGTCAATCGTCAGCAGCAGGTCATTGAATCGCTTGTTGCCCTCGGGATGCGTCACGGGTGCGGCATGCTTTGCAGCATGCGTCAGGAACGCGAGAGACTCTCGTGCGTCTGCGTACCCGTGATGCTCGATCCATCGTAAGAGTCTGACCGGTATCAAGTAGTCAGGTCTTGCTTCGCTCATTTTGTCGTTGCCGATATACAGTGCCACGATCTACCCGGATGCGACGCGGGGCCTCGATCACTACCTTGACGCCGTGCTTCTCGATGTCTGCCTTGTCGCCTGCAGACACCCGCACGCCGGGAAGTATCTCTTCTGCCCGCTGGTCAGTGATCTCGTGAACCGTGTGAATCGCTGGCTTGAAGACTTTCAGTTTGAAGCAAAACTCGTGCCTGATCTCAATCAATTCGACACGAACATCTTCAACGTAGAAGTCGTTGTACGGTTCATCGGGATACAGTTCAAATACTAGCGCCATGATTATACCTCCATGCTTAACGCTTCAAGTGCTCGTCGGGTGACGAGCCATATCGAGCCGCCTTTCGTTCCGGGTCTTGCCTCGACTCTTTCGACTAGACCCTTGTGCATCAGTACGATCAGTTGACTCGATACATCTGATGTATTCTGCCCTGAAATACCGCACAAGTCTCGCGTCGTGACGGTATTCGGATATTGTACTGCGACGAACCCGAGGCACTTCGATAGTTTTGTCCCGGCCTCGGGCATCTTGAACTCTTCTTTGCGTTGCACGTGCGTGCGCAATCCCCCGTTCGGAGTGCGCTGCCACACGTACCGGATCATGCCACACAGACACCGTTGCACAATGTTGCTGTCGGCAAACTCGTACCATGCTCTGCCGCTGCATTTCGGACAGGTGTCCTCTTCCTGCATTCGGACAGGATCGGTCAAGGATACCGGTTCCTTTTGTTGCGGCTTGCGCAGTATTTTGACAGGCATAGGACCTCATGAGTTGAAAACCTCAAACACGAGTCGATTCGCACTGATCGGGGTAGGGACGACTTCGACCGCTTCGCCTGCCTTTGCCATCATTGCGAGCAACTTCTCTGCGATCTCGGACCCGCCGACTTCCTCAGTGAATTTTGAATCGATCTCAACGATGCCGTCGGTATCGAACAAAGTTTTCAAATCGGAAACCCGTGCGACAACTTTCCACCCGACGGCACGCAGCGTCGTGATCGTAGCATCTGACGTTCCGTAAGGCACGACAAGAATTGCTTTTTTCTGTGCGATGCCCATGCCTTGCACTTCAATAAAGTCCTCGATACGAGCCTGTGAGAGCGCGTGCGCCGGGTTCTCGGTAGTGCCTGCGATGTTCCACAACAACCCGTCCGCTTTTTCATCCATGTCAGCACCCGGTGCCGACAGGTCAAGAAACACTCGGGTCACCGCATCGCTCTCGGCGACGTGATTCAGAAAGTCGATCACCGCATTCAGCGACGCGTCGCTTGCGTTGATGTACATGTTGTTGACGTTGCGCTCTTCAATCGAACCTCGGAGCACGAACCCGTCCTTGTTCTCGACACCCCACTCGAACAGGGTCTTCGCATACTCGTCGATCTCGCCAGTTGTCAGGGGTAGTTCGGTCAGCCACACTCGACCGGTCGCCCCATCGAGGGTGATCCTGTTCGGCAGTGCCGATACGTCGGGGAGTAATGAACACCCGACGACGCAGTGCTTCTCGTAGGCTCGA